GATGTACAAATGGCTAATATCATTGCGCGTTTTGAGCAAGACGAAAAAGCAGATGCCGTGTTTATTGACGGCGGGTTTGGTACTGGCATTGTGTCGGTTGGTCGGTCATTGGGCAAAGATTGGCAGTTAGTGTGGTTTGGTGGCGGTGTCTTTGACCAAGGGTACTTAAACAAACGAGCTGAGATGTGGGGCGCGATGAAGCAATGGCTCAAAGAAGGCGGCGCAATACCCGAAGACCACGAGCTTTATACTGAGTTAATCAGCTATGAAACAGTTGGCCGTTTAGACGGAAAGATTCAAATTGAAGGCAAGGAGCAAATGAAAAAACGATTGCAACAAGGCAGTCCAAACAAGGCAGACGCACTAGCTATTACCTTCGCTTTTCCTGTTTCCAAAAAATACACTGGCTACGGAAACAATCAAACTGGATTTGTCGCAGATTATAAACCCGACTATTGACTAAACGTGACTGACGGTTCATTATTTGACTGGTCAGTCACAAAGTTGGTTTATGATGCCAAACGATATGCAAATAAACGATTTAGCAAAACAATTACTACAAGAGCCACAAGTTGACTGTCCTCTCTCTCATTACTTTTGCAATGGCGTTTACTTGCGTCAGATAACAATGCCACAAGATACGTTTGTCATTGGCAAGATTCACAAAACAGAGCATTTTAATGTAGTGCTAAAAGGTAAGGCTCGCGTCTATATGGACGGTGTTGTATCTGATATTGAAGCACCTTGTATTTTTGCTTCGGGTGTTGGCGTTCAAAAGGTTCTTTATATTGTTGAAGAGATGGTGTGGGCAACAATTCACGCGACGAATGAGACGGATATTGCAGTATTGGAGAGTGAGTTAGTGCACAACTCTTTATCGATTGAGCAAAGTGTTTTTGATTTATTGGTAGGTGGCGCATGAGTTTTGTTTTTGTATCTGTGATAGCAACTGGTGCGGCAATCACAAAGGAAATCACAAAAGCATTGACGCCGCCACCATTGCCTGACCCTATCGCGCCCCCTAAGCCTATCACTGAGCAAGACCCTATCGTATTACGCGCTGCTGAGGATGAGCGGCGACGATTAAAGCACGCACAAGGGCGACAATCAACAATTACCGCACCACTGGTTAGTTCCAATACTCAAAACTTCAAAACGATTTTAGGCGGATAGATGAACTATTCAGAAATGAGGAAACACATAACTACGCGCAAGTCAGCATTGCAGAACGACTTAAACCAGTTTATGCCTCATTTCCGTGAGTTGAATGAATATATTCGCCCTCGCCAAGCTAGATTACTGTCTACTGATACCAAGCAAGACAGACGTAACACTAAAATCATTGATAATACCGCCACTATGTCGGCTAACACGTTAGCGGCTGGAATGATGACGGGCATAACAAATCCTGTTACGCCGTGGTTTCGCATGACCACAAACAATAAAGACCTGTCAGAAATTCAGGATATTAACGTATGGCTTGATACTGTTGAATCGAGAATGCGCGAAGTGTTCTTAAAGTCTAATTTGTATCATTGCCTGCCCATGTATTACGCTGATTTAGGTATTTATGGCACTGCCGCATTGTTTGTTGATGAAGATTTTGGCGACGTTATTCGTTGTTATACGCTGCCGATTGGCTCTTATGCCATTGCTAACAGTAATCGTGGTAATGTAGATACGCTAATTCGCTGGTTTATGTTGTCTGTTAAGCAGATTGTTGACCGATTCGGCTATGAGAATTGTTCTGAGCAAATTAAAAACCAATACGACAATAAATCATTCGACAATCAATACGAGATTACGCATTACGTTAGTACAAACGATTGGCGCGAACACGGCAAGTTAGACTCTAAGAACAAAAAGTTTATTTCTATCTACATTGAATCGGCTTGCAATGAAGATAAGTTTTTACGTCAAAGTGGTTATGATTATTTCCCTTGCATGGTGGCGCGTTGGTCGCTGATTGATGGTGATGTGTACGGTGATAGCCCTGCAATGGTGGCATTGCCTGACGTTAAGGCATTGCAACTCACACAGAAGCGCAAGATTGAGATAATCGAAAAGATTGCGCGTCCACCAATGACTGCGCCATCAGCTTTACGCAATCAACGTGCGTCTATTTTGCCAGGTGACATTACCTATGTTGACGTACAAACAGGACAACAAGGCTATGCACCTGCCTACCAGATACAACCAGCCGCATTGGCTGGGATGTACGGCGACATTCAAGAGTGTCAAACACGAATCAAGCGTGCATTTTTCGAGGATTTATTTTTGATGTTGGCTAGTGCCGACGATAGACAGCGTACTGCTACTGAGATTGTAGAGCGAAAAGAAGAAAAAATGTTAGTGCTTGGGTCAGTGATTACGCGATTGAGCGAAGAACTGCTTAATCCGTTAGTTGACCTTGCTTTCGACTTTATGATGAAGCGCAATATGTTTCCTGAGCCACCAAAAGAGCTACAGGGGTCAGGCTTGCAAGTTGAATACATTAGCATCTTGTCTCAAGCTCAAAAAATGGTAGGCATTAACGGTATTGATAGATTCATTGGCGTGATTGGTGGATTAGGTCAGTTATCGCCGTCTGTTTTAGATAAGTGCGATTTTGACCAGACCGTTGATGAGTACGCTCGCATGATGGGCTTGCCTCCTAAAATCATTGTGAGTGATGAAAATGTTGCCAAGATTCGTCAAGCGCAACAACAGGCACAGGCGCAACAACAACAAGCGATGCAAGCACAGCAACAAGCGGCAACAATGAAAGATTTAAGTCAGGCAAACATCACAGACACTAATGCTCTAGGCCAGTTAGCGCAACAAATGCAAGGGCAGACATTACAATGATGTACGACGAACGTAGCCAAGAAGATATTGATAACGAATCGTTTTTGATTGCTAGACGACTAGATGACTTTGCGCGTGTATTAGCTAGTGATAGCGGCAAGCGTTTTGTTGTCGAGTTATTAGAAACAACTGGCGTATTGAATTTAGGTTACTCACCTGAGTTGTCCGATATGGCTTATGTACAAGGTCGCCGTAGTATTGGTGTGTTGTTGTTGAATCGGATTAGGATTGAATTACCTAGCTTATTAACAGAATTATTAGCGATTAAAGAGGTAGAAAATGACTGAGCAAGTAGCTGACGCGCCTAATGTTGATGTTCCTGCGGTTGTCGATGCGTCTATTGTTGATGCAGCTCCCGTAGACCCTGCGCCACCACCTGCGCCTATTGTTGAATATACAGATTTTGCCATCCCTGAAAATGTAGAGCTTGCTGAGGGTGTGCTTGATTCGTTCAAGTCACTAGCTAAAGAGCAAGGCTTGAATCAAGAGCAAGCACAAAAGTTCATGGATTTGCAGACTAGCCAATACGTCCAAGCTAAGGAGTCATGGGCTAAAACGGTTAATGACTGGCAAGAATCGGCAAAGGCTGACCCTGAATATGGCCAATCCAACTTTGAGGCTAATTCATTATTAGCAAATCAGGCGTTAGACAAATTCGCTCCTGAGTTAAAAGAATTTCTAGCTGAGTCAGGGCTAGGTAATCATCCCGATATGATTCGTGCATTCGTTCGTATCGGTAAGTCAATCAGCAACGATACTTTTGTTGATGGTTCTAAGCACGATGGCAAGTCCAAAGACCCTGCCAAAGTTTTTTACGATAAAACACTGTAGGAGTTAAATTATGGCGACATTATCCGCCAAGTTTCCGACTTTGCAGGACTGGGCTAATCACTTAGACCCTGACGGCAAATCTGCGGCTGTTGTTGAGATTCTCTCACAAACTAATCCGATTTTAACGGATATGATTGTGATGGAAGCGAACAACATTACAACACACAAAAGCGTTATCCGCACAGGTTTACCTAGTGCTACATGGCGTAAGTTATACCAAGGTATCGACCCTTCTAAGTCCACTCGTGCGACTGTTGAGGATTCAATCGGTATGCTTGAAGCGCGTTCTGAGGTTGATAAAGACCTTGCGGAATTGAACGGCTTGCAGTCATCTTTCCGTCTTGATGAAGCGCAAGCGCATTTAGAAGGCATGAATCAAACAATGGCCTCGACATTGTTCTACGGTGACGCAACAACTGAGCCTGAAAAGTTCACTGGCCTTGCGCCTCGTTACAGTTCGTTGTCGGCTGGTAATGCTCAAAACATTATTGATGGTGGCGGTACTGGCTCGGACAATATGTCTGTGTGGTTGGTTGTTTGGGGCAAAAACACCATTCACGGTATTTTCCCGAAAGGCTCTAAGGCAGGTTTAACGCAAGAAGATTTAGGCTTAGATGATGCTTATGATAGCAACAGTCGCCCTTATCGCGCCTACAAAGAATACTTTCAATGGAAGTGCGGCATTGCCTTGCGCGACTGGCGTTATGTTGTGCGTATTTGCAACATTGATGCGTCTAATTTGGTGGCAGAATCAAGCGCGGCTGACGTTATCAAGTTGATGACAAAAGCGGCTCACCGTATTCCTAATATGGCGATGGGTAAAGCTTGTTTCTACGTCAATCGCACGCTCAATGAAATGCTGGATATTCAGGCTCAGGGCAAAGCGACTTACACGTTAATGACGGGTAATGATGCGGCTGGTCAGCCAATGACTTCATTCCGTGGTATCCCGATTCGTTCGTGTGATGCTTTATTATCAACCGAAGCTCGTGTGACTTAATAAGGGGTTTTATCATGGCTTTATTGGATTCTTTGAATGAGTTTAGCACTGCACAGGCTGTAACTGCCAGTACCATTTCTAATGTCATTGATTTGTTGCCTGCGGCTATCGGCGGCAATACCGTCACTGACTTGGGAGCACAAGGCGAGTTATATTTAACCATCTTGGTGCAAAAAACCGTCACAAGTGGCGGCGCGTCAACTGTTACCTTCTCTTTAGAGTCTGACTCTACGGCAGATTTAGCAACATCTGCTACTGTCCATTGGACAAGCGCGGAGATTGCTAAAGCTACGTTAGTTGCAGGTTATGAAGTTGTCACAATCAAGTTGCCGCAAGGTGCTTATGAGCGTTATCTCGGCGTTCGTTACACTGTTAGTACTGCTAACTTGACGGCTGGTAACTTCGATGCCTTCTTGCATACTGGTATTGATAACCAACGCTACTACAAAACAGGCTCATTGATTGCTTAATAGGGGGTTAATGTGGATACAGTAAAAGTTAAAGCAACTGCTACGGGTTATTTTGGCATTATCCGTGCGGCTGGTGATGTGTTTGAAGTGCCGTTAGCTGTCGCTGAACGCGGTGCATCATGGTTTGAGCCAACATCGCCGCTACCAAAAAGCAAAAAGGCCAAAATTGAAGATGTTAAACCATCTGATATTGAATAGTTTCACTGGGCAGGGATGCCTACTTACCAGAGGTTGCTATGGGTGTTGTCAAAATATGTAATCTCGCATTATCAAATATCGGGGTGACTCGTTTTATTAACGACACTGACCCTACGATTGATGATAGCCAAGAAGCGGCTTTGTGCAATTTGTTGTATGAGCAAGTGCGCGATGAAATGCTTCAAGATTATATATGGCCTTTCAATTCTCGGCGTGTAGTATTGGCTGAGGTGGCTAATCCGCCTAGTAACTGGACATATCAGTATCGCTATCCTACTGACTGCCTGACTGCGCGAGCTATCGTTATCCAAGGTATTAAATATCCTCGGCCTGATTATCGTATTGAGTTTGAGATAAGCTCGGATAGCCAAGGTAAGCTAATTTTGTGCGATATGTACCAAGCTGAGTTGATTTATGGCGCAAGGATTGAAGATACATCGCTATTTAGTCCTTTATTCCTTAATGCGTTGTCATGGGCTTTATCTGCTCGCTTGGCTGTTGCGCTGAATGTTCCTAATGCCATTCTAGGCAATGCACAACAACAGGCAATGGCCGCAATTAGTCGTGCTGCTGCATCATCTTTTAATGAGTCTTTTGTTCGTGAGCCTTCCAGTGAGTTAGTGGATGCTCGCTTTGGGGGTTTAAGTGTCGATTCTAGAACAGGTCAGTTTTACTAGCGGTGAGATTTCACCATCACTTTATGCCCGTACTGATTTAGCTCGGTATCAATCTGCCGTCAAAAAGCTATTAAATTTTATTCCCATGCAATACGGTGGCGTTCGCAATCGTGCAGGGTTTAAGGCTATCCCTTGCGCGTTTAATCAATTCCTTTGGCCGTTTTATGCTTACGGCTCACCTAAAATGATTCCGTTCTCTCGTAGCGAAAACGAAAACATTATTATTATTGTTGGGTGGGGCGCGTTCAGGTTTATCAAAAATGGTGAGCTTGTGACTTTGCCTAAAAAACCAATCACAGGCGTTACTAACGCCTCTGTTGCGGTTGTTACTTGTACGGCTCATGGGTATAGCAATGGCGACAAAATTCTAATTACTGGCGTTTCTGGCTTATCTCAGGTTAATAACCGTGAGTTTTACATATCTAATAAAACAACAAACACTTTTGAACTTTATTTTTACGACCGTGATTTATCGTTGCAGGCTGTTGATAGCACAAATTACGGCGCATACATCAATGGTGGTGGCGCGTACAAAATATATGAAGTGGCCAATGATTACGAGGCCGCTGTCGATGAGCAAAATGACGAGGCCGCTGTCGATGAGCAAAATGTATTGATTGATTATGTTCAATCCGTTGATTTAATGATTTTAACGCACGAGAAATATCCGCCTAAATACCTCCGTTACTTTGGTGACACTAACTGGACTCATGGTGACTACCAGATAAATCGTGGTGCATTCCAAGCTAAAAACACGACCAATAATACCGTTGTTTATGACCGCGCTAACAACAGACTATACTCGCATCCTTATGGTGTGTTTAGTGACTATAATATAGGCCAGTATATCGAGCTTGAGACTAATGACTTTGGTGTCGCTTGGGGGGCTGGCGTAGCGGTAGGTGTTGGTGATATTCGACGTGCTGGCGACCACTTTTATAAATCACTAAGCCTCGCAACAACAGGGTCATTACGGCCAACATGGACAAGCGGTAGCGGCAGCGATGGTGGGGTCGAATGGCAATACGTTCACAGTGGCAAAGGCATTGCTAAAATCACTTCGTTTGTTAGCATAAGAGAAGTTGTCGTGATTGAGATTGAGACCATTCCAGAAGGGTGCAATCTTGGCGCAAGAACGCCTTCAAATCGTTGGTCTATGGGTGCATTTGGTGGCAACCAAGGCTACCCTAAAGCAGTAAACTTTTATCAAGAGCGTTTGGTTTTTGGCGGAACAAAAGCACAACCCGAAACAGTGTTTACATCGAGTGTCGGGGCTTATGATGATTTTGGCACGTCATCACCACTTAAAGATGATGATGCGCTTACCTTTACCATCGCTGGCAGAAAACTAAACAAGATAAAATTCATTGAAGGTGTTCAGGATTTATTGTGCTTTACATCAAGCGGAGAGAATCTTATCGCTGGCGGCTCAAACTATGTCTTAACGCCATCCACTTTATCTGTTAGGCCACAATCCAATTATGGATGCGCCGAAGTAAAACCAGTCCTTGTCGGTTCAAACGTTGTATTTGTTCATCAAAATGGCTCTACTTTGCTTGATATGGGGTTTAGTGCTGACTCTGCGGCGCAAAGCGGATTGATTGCCGACGATATAACATTATTAGCTAATCATTTGTTTTTGGGTAAAAACATCATTCGTCTAATGTATCAACAGTCACCTGATAACGTGTTATGGGCATTAAGAGATGATGGCGTGTTATTGTCATGTACCTATTTGCGTTCACAACAAGTTGTTGCATGGGCGCAACATACCACTGATGGCATATTTCGTGATGTGTGTGTTATTCAAGAAAACGGAAAAGACCGACTGTATGCCATTGTTGAGCGTAATGGTATTGGCTCTGTTGAGGTGTTGGCAGATAGAGATATAGCGACTATTTACGATTCTTTTTTTGTTGATAGTGGATATTCGTATGATGGATTTAATACAACCATTGATAAGTTAAAAATAACTAACGGTACAGCTTGGGATGAAACAGAAACACTTACGGTTATAGCTAGTACCATACAATTTGCCGTAGGGGATATTGGTAAGTATGTGTTTTTTTATGGTGATAACATTGTTGTTAAGTGCCTAATTACCGCCTATACAGACAGGGATGAAGTTAGCGTAATTCCTGATAGAACTATCCCATTAGCAATGAGAGATACATTCACAACAACATGGTCTATTGCGTTAAAAACTGTTGGCGGCTTATGGATGCTCAACGGCAAAACAGTATCTATTTTGGCTAATGGTAACGTAGACCCACAACAAGTAGTGACGAATGGCAAAATAACATTACAGTCACCATCTGACAGGCTTTGTGTCGGCTTGCCTTATGTTTCAGACTTAGAAACACTGAGAATAAATGTTATCGGCTCGCGTGAAGGCACAACTCAAACCAAGCAAAAGCTTATTAACAAAGTATCTTTGATTTGCCAAGATACACGCGGATTGTTTGCTGGTGCTGATGCGGATAACTTGCGCGAATATAGACCGCCAAAACGCACAACATACGAAGACCCATTAGAATTACAATCTGGTTTGTTTGAACAAGCTATTGCGTCATCTTATGATAAGCAAGGCTCTATTCTTGTTCGCCAATCTGACCCTTTGCCTGTTACTATTCTGTCTATTATTCCTGAGATTACTGTGGGTGGTGCATAATGGCTTTACCTTTAATGGCGATAGCACAAGGCGGCATGAAGGCTTTGCAGGGTGTTGCTGACTACCAAAATTCAAAACAAAAAGCTAAAGCATTAAAACAAAATGCTGAGGCCAAACGTCAAGAAGCTAAAGATACTCGTGTCGCTGGCTATCAGCAAGGCGACAAACAGCGTGAACGTGGCGAACAATTCAAAGGATCACAACGGGCGCAATTAGGCGCAAGTGGTGTTGACGTAAACAGTGGTACGGCAGGCCAAATCCAAGAAGATACAGCACGGCTATCTGAATACGATGCGCGAGTCATTGAAAATAATGCACTACGTCAAGCATGGGGCTTAGAATCTGATGCCGCTATGCTTGACTATCAGGCTAAAGTTGAAAAGAAGCAGTCAAAAATAAATCTGTTTAGCACTATTCTTGGTGTTGGTGGCTCTGCTGGTCAAGGCTATCAAGACTGGCAACAAAGCAAGATTCCACAATCAACATCTTTTGGCTCTATGCCTAATGCAGATTATGGTAATCGTTATATGCCTAACCGTAATATGTCATAGGTGAATTATGCC